TTTTCCATCTCTCTCGTTTCTCCTTAAAATTTAATAATCCATATGTTTGTATTTACTCCTTGAGTGTATATTGTATCACTAAACAAAATCACATTATTTAAACGATTTTCTAACACTCCTACTGGATTTGCTCCTAGCTCAAATAAATTCTTCTGTTCAACTCCAAATGTCACTTCATATACTTGTTTACCTTTGTATGTAGATCTACGTGGTTTTGAGAAAAATAATATTTTTCCATACATAGTAATTAACTGATGCAAATGATCAAAATCTTTTTCTTTATCAAAATTTAAATCATTATTTTGATAATCTATTGGTAAAGTTGTAATTATCTTATAAACTTCAAGATCTTCACTCACTTGCATATATTGATTCTTACTTGTATTTAAAGAATACATTATCTTCTTCTTGCTCCTACTGCCACATTCCTAGGCAACGATTTTTGCTTCACTGTATGCCTATCTCTAAGATTTCTTTCTCTAACCATACTTTGTAATATTCCATATAATTCACTTCTAGAAACATTGTGTCTCATATATTGCATTATATCAATAGTAACATTATATTTTTCTTTTTCTTTTAAACGATCCCAGTCAGAAACAAATCTTCTTATTTTTTTCAAATCAGATGACTTTACAGCTAACTGTGTTTCTAATCTAATCAACATACTTGACGTTTGTTTTCTTGAAAATGTATCTGTTGAAATATATCTTAATAAATGATTTATATCTGTATAATGTCGTTGTAGTCTACCAATATACTCTTTACTGCTTCGCTTATTAGTAAAGTTTACTATTGATCCTGTGCCTACAATACTATGTAATAACAAATATAAATCTGTTCCATTAGTTCTAAAGAAATCATAATTACCATAACTCATACTTCTAATAATATAATTTTTTGCAATTTTTTGATATTTGTATTCTCCTGTTAAAACTAATAATGCTAAACAATACGCATAAACTAATTCACCATTTTCAGATGCTGAATTTTTTCCTAAATCTTGTCTTGATCTAAAAGCTCTACTTTCACTTAAATTATTAACTAGTGTAAAACTTTCTTTGGCAAAATTCTTTCTAGAAAAATCTAATCTATCTACAACTTTAACTGCATTACCTACGTGATCTACTGCAACAAATCCTTCTTGATCTCTGACTACATAATCATCGCCTTGTAATTCAAAAGCGTCAATAGATTTAATATTTTTTAATTTTTGATATAATGTATTTTTGATTGCTGTTAATTTTAACCAAGCACTATACCAATTTTGAATATTAGTCTTATTTGCCATATAATAATTTCGCCATTGCTCTAATGCTAATAATCTTCTTTGGCCAGCTGGTCCTTCTGTGCCTGTTTTTAATTTTTCAATTGCTTTTTCAACTCTTGCTTCATAGTCTTTAGCAAAGTTATAAAAAAATGTTAACGGGTCTTGTGTAATATTTCCAGCTTTAATCATATTGTTATGATTTGCGTGAACAAGTTGTTTAAAATCTTTACCTAATTCATTAGCTTCTAAAAAATCAAAAATATTGCCTGATGCATTAATATATTTTTCAGCATCAGCAATTGACTGATTAACATTGGCATACTCGCCTTGTGTAAGATTTACTACTCCAGTAAAATCTTTTATATAAGCATCATCATACCAAACTTCAGGTATCTTAGCTAAACTTTCTAAATCAATATCAAAACTTGCTGTCATACTATCTAAACTTTTCCCGGAATAGCTAGTATGAAAAACAATACCTAAATCTGCTTGTTGAATTTGCTGAGCTAGTTCCATATTTTTTGGAACAGCATAAGTTATTGTATTTGGCTTAAATGCAACATATGGCTCGCCTTTGTATTGTATTGTTTTTAAATCTCCTTTAGTCCAAAGTAAATCACCTTGTAAAATATTTTTTATACCTAATTTTTGTAAACTATTAAAAGCTACAACTAACTTATCTCTTAATCCTTGCTTACTTGTATCTCTTGCATCTGGATGATTTATTGTAATATCTTCTATACTTTTATTAAGCTTTGCGTCTTTATTAAATGCACTTTTTGTAGCAACAAAAAACTTGCCATCACTTGGATCAATACCACACACAATTGCCGGTGAGCCATCCCACTTTATAGTTACATTGAATTTTTTAGTACTTGATGTTTTTGCTAGATCAGTAAGGTTTCGTAAAAATGCGACAGCTTTTAAGGCACCTGCTTTACCTTGAAATAATGCCAAATCTTCTAAATGTGTAAGATGTAAATTTGGATCTTCGTTTAATAGATCATTAGCTTTCATTGTTTTTGGACTCTTTTACCTTTTTTATTCCACGCTCAAATTTCTTTGGATCTGCTGTCTTTATGCTATTAACAAATCTCTTTACCAGGTCTTCTGCAACTGCTTCATCGTATGATTCATAGATCATTTTAGTAATGTTTATAGCAGATGATATAACGTGGCCAGCACGAGTCTCAACTAAATTATTCATACTACTAGTAGGAACTACTCTACTAATTTCTTCTAATATGGTACGTGTGTGTTTTTTCATAGATCACCTTTGCCTTATGAAATATTTATTACATTTCGTTGTAATTTTAAACACATTTATTGAGTATTATCGAAAGTTTGTCGCTGTGATTTTAATAAATCACGCAATCCTTTAGTAATTTCTGTCTTTTCTGCTACTATAGACGACTCCGATTTATCAATTACTATTGAAGATCTCTTCTTAATTGATTGTACTAATGCATCTGAAGTTGATGGTAATATATTATCATCGTCTTCATTTAAGTCTGTAATTCTTAATTTATCTATATCAAATGCTAAATCAATCTTACTTCCAACTCCACCTGATGATCTAGTTTTAATTAATTGTATTTGATACCTTCCTCGTTCACGCATAGCTCTACTTGTAAAAATACCAATCAAATTATCTGCTGTATTAATTTTACTAATACCACCTGCTATATGACTTTGATCATACTCAACTTCTTCAATTGCACCTCTATTAAGCTGTGATGCTGTTACTAAGACTACTTGTTGCTCTACTGCAAAATTTCTTAATTCTTCTGATATAAATTTATCTTTAATAAACAATTCTGTTGGTGAAATTTTCTTACTAATTGGCATCATTAAGTCAAGATAATCTACTAATATAACGTCTGGTTTTATACCTTTTTGTATAGTATATTCTTTAACAAATGCACGTAAATCATTAGTAGTTAATCCAGATGACATATACTTAACTTGGAATTTACCTGATTTGGTTTTTTCTAATCTAACTGCTAAATCAACATCATCAATTTTTTTAAATATTTCAGTAGTTGGCGTACCAGTTATCATTGCATCTAACCTCATTGCACTTAATTCTTCACTTAATTCAAATGTAAAATATAAAACATTAAGCCCTGTACCTATCCAATTTAATGCCAAGTTTTGTAAAAATAATGATTTACCAGCACCCGTTGAACCTGCAAAAATAGTAAGTTCACCTTTGTTGAATCCACCATAAAGCTTTTTATCTAACATAGACCAACCAGTCTTAATTGTTCCATTATTATTTTTAAGTGCTAATAATCTTCCTTTTGGATCTTCAAAATAATCTGTACCTAGATCTTTTGTTAATCCTATTCTTACTGCTTCTTTAATTTTTTCTTCAACTGGACCGTAATCGCCTTTTTCAAGCAAATCAGCTGAATCAATAATTGCTCTTTCTAATGCTTTGTGCCTACAAAATGTTTCAAACTCATCTAAAAACCAATTCTTCTGTGTGTCATCAATATTTGGTACTGGCGTTAATTCAATTTGACATTTAGCTTTTACTTGATCAACAGTTGGCAAAGCTTGATATTTTTCTGCGTGGTCAACAAACATCGAAACTGTATCAAAATATTTCTTACTAAAATAAACTGGACTAATTATATTTCGAGCTCTAACAAATAATTCAGGATCAGTTATCATAAACTCTAAAAATAACTTTTGTAAGTCAGTTGTGTATACTGTTGGTGTTGACATTAATTTATTATACTTTATTCATTTTGATTTTGCAAGTATTTCCAACATATTGGAAATTCCTTATTACATATTTTAGAAATTTTATTAGCAATTTGCCTAGTTTCCAATTGAGTATCTTTTGCACATCTTAAATTACATACTCTAGCAAATGCATATAAACTTCCTGACCAATACCACTCGGTCATCATAGCTTGTGGTAAAATTGCTCTTGCCTGCTCGGGTGCTACACCGCTTTCAATTAATTGATTATACACAATTTTACATTTTTTAAAAGCCATTGCTACTCTTCCTGATAAATTTCGATTAAGTTTTATTTCACCATCTGAACCTTGCTTTGAATTGATTGGTTTACCTCTCCAAGTATCTATTTCAAATAATTCAGGTGGAAAAGCTACATAACGTCTACTAACTTCGTTCCAACTTAATCCAACTTGGTGTTTAACTAATTGTCTTGCAACAAATACAGGAGCCTTAATTCTAAATTGCAATGATGCGTGTGCAAATGGTGACCAGTGATTATGTTTTGCCAAAAATGCAATTAACTTTTCATCTTTATCATCAAATTTGTTTTTATAACCAGCATAAGAAACCCGAGCGGCATTTACAACCGTTAGGTCTGTTCCCATCTTATCAACTAATT